CGCTCGAGTGGCCGGCGATGCCGTTCTCGTCGTCCAATGCCGCGGCGAAAAACGGCATCAGGTTGGGCGCGTAGCCCGTCACGCCGTCCAGGTCGTGCATACCGTTCACTTTGTTGATGTACACGTGTGTCTGGTCGCCGATGAGGCGGTTGATGCCGTACGTCGTGTCGCCCACGGGAACCGACGCGCCCCAGTTGGCCGGGGTCAGTGGCGCCGTGGCCACGTTGCGCACGGAGGAAACCCCGTCCTGGCCGATCATCTGGAACGCCCCGGTGGTACCCAGGGTGCCCGTGGTCTGAAACCAGGCCTGCGCCAGCGATTTTCTCAACACCCCCGCGTTATTCGTCCAACTGCCCGCGCTCTTCTGCCACAGCAGGCCAGGCGCGCTCGAGCTCGTCGAGCCGACGCTGGTGCCGACGTACAGGCTGCCGCCAAACGTGCACATGCTCCACGCCACGTTGCCGGCGCCGAGGTCCTGGTCCTGGGTGATCGCCCCGGTGCCGCCCGCGACCTTGTAGATAAACCGTCCGGCGCCGATGTACAGGTCGCCCGCAAAATCCTGGGCACAGCGGGCGTAGTCGGCCTGGCCCGTCGGCGAGACGCTGTTCTGGAACGGGCCTGGCAGCACCAGCCTGGGAAACCGCGCGTCGGCGTTCACGCCCCATGCGTACGTGCCGCCCAGTAACCGCCACGAGTAGAAGGCGCCCAGGTGAAACGTGTCCATGACGAGCGGCTCTTCGCTGATGTCGACGGGCTCGCCTGACAGTTGCGGCGCGGCGGTCTCCTGGTCGCCCTGTGCCTGACCGGGCGCACTGCGACGCGCGGAGCTGTACTGGTACAGGGTGTAATCCTGCCCGTTGATGTTGATGCTGTCGCGCAGCGGGAACGTCGGCACCTATCGCTCAGCCAGGCGTACCGAACACCGGGTTGCCGCCCCAGTTATCCCGTGAGCGGACGGTGAGCACCGATGGCCAGTGCTGTTTTCTCACCTGCGGATGTTGCAGCGTCAGCCGCTTCCACTGGTTCGCCGCGGCGCGAGCCTGGGCCCGCAACGCCATGTACTGCTTCTGATCATCGGGCAGCCCCCACTTGGACAACTCGAGGTTGACGTAGGCCTGGCCAACGATCTCCATGCCGTTGATCGGCAGCACCGCCCGATCGGTCTCGGACTGCAGGCCCTCCGTCGTGCCCAGCCCCCAGCCAGTGCCCGTGTTGGTCCACCATGACATCGGCACGTAGCACTGCACTAGCAACGTGTCGCCGGTATTGAGGAGCTGGGCGATCTCGATGCCGGGGTTGTCGCCGCCGCTCTGCCAGCGCCAGTTGATCATGAGCTGATCGTCAGCGTTCGGGTCGCTGTTCGCGGGCCGGAAAAAAACCTCGACGACCTGGTCCTCGGCCTGCAGCCAGGGCGCCAGCGTGCCGACGGGATAGACCCGCTGATTCAGCACGCCAGGTATCGGCAGTTTTTGAATCGTCCAGCACTCGGCGAGCACCTTGTTAACGATGTCGTTCAGGCCCAGCCGTCCCTCGTAGTGGACGGGCGGCAGTTTGCCGTAGAACTCGACGGCCGTGCCGGCCAGGGTCAGCGCCGTGTGGGCGCGCTCGACGGTGATGGTGCCCGTCCCGTTCTGCAAACCGCCGTAGACCACGCGCCTGACCTGGCCCGCGTTGGGGCCTGTCGGCTGGTACTCCCACGTGTTGCCCAGAAACGACGGCTCGAGCTCGGTGCTCAGAAAATCGGCGACGACGAGCTGATTGGTCGCGGTCGCGTCCGAGGTGGTCTGGGTGATGCTGTTAAACCCGGCCGCGTCGGCGAGCCGGTGGCGGTACTGGCTCAAGCTGAAGCCAGCCCCCTGCTGGGACTGCACCGGCCACGCGGGCGAGTACGGGCCCAGCCCGACGCCGGTGTAGCGCGCGGTGCGATACCAGTCCGTCAGATTGCCCGGTACGTCGACGTAGGTGTAGACCGTCTGGTTGAGCACGTACGGCAACTGGACCAGCATCGTGAACGGCCCGCTCTGCACGTGCGCGCGCTCGAGCTGGATGCCCACGTACGTGCTCATCAACGCGTTGACGCTGGGTTCCTGGAGTGTGATCGTGTTGCTGATCAGGGGCCTCCAATCGCGCTGCCGACGGGCGGGGGGATATCGCTCGAGGTGATCGTATGTTGTGGCCAGTCGAGGTAATTGCTGACGGCGACGCCCGCGGCCGGCGTACTGCTCGGGACGACCACCGGCGTCGGTGGCGGCGACATGCTGAGGTGAGCGATCAGCGACAGGACCTGGGCCTGCACGGCGCTGACCGTCAGGAACACGGTGTGATGGACCGCGGTGCTGAGCGACAGGACCTGGGCCTGGGTGGTGCTGACGGTTCTGAGAAAGACCCGCTGGGCGACGATGCTGAGCGTCTGCGTCTGGGAGAGCGCTCGCGTCAGGCGGACCTGTTTGGGCAGCGCCAGCGTCTGGGTCTGGGCGATCTGGCGGACCAGGCTCGGCGCGCGACGCAGGCTCAGCGTCTGCGGCTGCGTGGTCGACCCCGACAACGTGTAGGTCGTGCCGCCGCCGGCGCTCGGTACCCAGATGGTGAACCACGGTTCCTGGCGGGGTTGCTCGCGGACGAAGGCGTACGGGTCGCGGTACAGCCAGCTGATCTCGGCTGCGGTCAAGACTCGACCACGCCAGATGTAGACGTAGCCGATCGAGCCCGGCAGATACCCGCCTGCGGGCGCGCTCGTGCTGCCCATCGCGCCGATGAACAGGGGGTCGGTGGCGGCGTAGTTCGCGTTCTGCTGCAAGGTGTAGTTGAGCGGCTGTGAGACGCCGTCGACATAGAACTGCAGCGTGGTCGCGCTGTTCCGCGTGGCGACAAACTGGTGGTACCCGCCGTTGACCGGGCTGGTCGTCGTGGCCCCGCTCAACTGGTTGCTGCCGTCGAGCATGAACAACCCCAGGAGCCCCGAGACGGGGCCGCCATTGTTGTCCATATTGGCGGCAAAGCTCACCTGAATGAAGGTGCCGCCGTTGCGCTTGCTGGCCAATCCGAACGTCGTCGAACTCGCCGGCGGATTGGCGTACGCCATGATCGTGAAGTTTTGCGACCCGGTGCGGTACGAGGCGATGTCGCCGAAATTGCAGGCGTCGCTGGATCCGTTGAACAGCAGCGCCTGGCTCTGGGGCGTACTACGGATTGCCGTGGGGCCGCCCGTCGCGGTGCGGCCCTGGATCAGGTCGCGCGGCGCGCCGTCGCCCGTGAGCAGCGTGGCAAACGTGAGGCCCCGAGCGAGCGGGTGCTGCGGGTTGATTCTGGGAAGGCCCAGCGGCTTTCGCCGCGGCAGCTCGAGCCCGAGATCGCGAGCAATCACGTTATTGGGTCTGCCACGAATACACCGTCACACTGCCAGCGCCGGCGGCCAGCGCGGTGCCGGTGTTGTTTTGAATGATCAGGTGCAGGACGATCGGCCCAGGTAACGGAAACGGCGCACTGGCCATCACCTGCGTCGTCGCGGTCGATTTGACGGGCAGGCTGCACAGGTAGAGCGCGCCCTGCGGCAGGTTGCTCGCCGTGATGGTCTGGTACGTGGTGCCTGTCCAGGCCGGCTGGGCGTACACGTCGAGCGTGTTGCTGTCGCTGATCGTCGGGGCCGCGTTGAACGTGATCGACCCTTGAATGGCCGCCCACGGATCCAGGTTGGTGGTGTTGTCGACCACGGACGCGCTCGCGGCGATGGCGGCACTGGCCAGCGAGTTGAGCTCGGTGGTCGTGCCGGCCTGCGAATGGGTGCTCGAGAACTTCGCCACGGCTAGCTGAACTGGACCTTGGCTGTGAACTGGATCGAGTCGCCCGAGTTCAGCGCCTGGCTGAGACCGTCGAAGATGGCGTACAGCACGCCGCCGCTGGGCGGACTGCCCGAACCCGCCGCATCGAAAATCCCCACGTTGGTGATCGTCTTGGTGCCGGCGGCGGTGATGGTGGCGACGACCTGGTGCGTGTCGTTAGTGACCGAGGTGGTCACCTGGGTGCTGGTGCCCGAGACGCGCGCTTCGGTGGCTGCCGTCGACAGGTCGGTGCTGCCCGCCGCTCCCGCGCCGGCTCCCGTCCCCCAGCCCACGAAGTGCGGCTCGGTCTGGGTCGGCGTGCCGCCGAACATCCGCCCGCTGATTACGGCTTTTCCGACCGACGGAACAAGCGACGCCATGACCGACCCTCCTTGTGCTCAAACTTCGCGACGGTGCCGAGGTCCTCAACGCTTCGCCGCGGGCACTCGAGCGCACACTCGGCGTGCTCGGGACACGCGCGAATGATCCTCGCGCTCAGGCTGCCCGCCTGCGGGACGAGGCCCTGCGCCATCTCTTTCACTCAGGCGTTGCCTTCGAGGGCGACCGTGGCGCTCAGCCGCGCGTGGCCGGTGCTCGAGATCGAGGCGACCTGGATCGAGATACGGTCGCCGGGTCGAACGCCGGTCTTGTTCGGGTCGCCCACCGTATTGGCGAACTCGCCGGTCGAGGTAGCCAGCAACGTGGGCTTGTTGCCCGCCGTGGCCCAGATGCTGGTGCCGTTGACCAGCACGTCGACCACCGTGTTGGCGCCGCCGGTGCCGGCCGTCACGGCGTACACCTTGATGCCGGTGATGCGGCCGAAGCCTACGACGACCCATTCGGTGAGGAACTGGCTGGCGACGACCGCGGCATTCGAATAGCCGGCGATCGTGTCGATGATGTTTTTGGATTGCGCTCGAGTGCCTGGCATGAGAGGGGAAAGCCTCCTGGGATTTAGTCGGTGACGGCGTGTGCGCGGCGTGCCGCCGCTTCCGCGCGCTGGCGTTCGTTATGGGCGAGCTGTCGTTCACTGAGCACGCGTTTCGCCGCCGGCTCGGGCGCCGGCTCTGGTGCTGGCTCGTCGTCGTCATCGGGCACCGGGTCGGGGCCTGGCGTGGTGCGTGTGCCGTAGCCCAGCGTCTGCAGCGTGGCCGCCACGGCTGCCGCGATCGCCGCGGCATCCAGCCCGCCGCTGCCCACGACGCCCGTCTGGTGCAGACCGCTGACAATGGCTTCGCCGAGGGCCTGCTGCTGGCGGCGATCGCCGTGCATGACGTCCTGATGCTGTTTCAGCGCACGGTCCGTGGGAAAGTCGTCGCGGTCGCAGAACTCGCACTCGTCCGGCCGTGGCGGAACCTGGACGCGCTCGAGCTGTGGAAAACGCACCGGCCGCGCGCCGCGCCAGCAGCCCTGAGTCATGGGCGAGTCGCCGCCAGGCCGGCCGCTATGTGTCAGATGGTCCTTGGTCTGGCCCACGTGCCTTTCACAGGTTGGCACCAGCGGCGGACGCAGGTGGTAGCCCAGGTTGACGATCTGCTCGACGCCCAACTCGTGGGCACCGCCGGCCTGGAACAGCGGCTCGTACGGATTGTCCATGTAGTAGACATTCGACCCGAACTGGCCGTAATTCTTGAGAACCTGCCAGCCGCGGTTGATCTTTTTCATCATTTCCATCGGCGAGGCGTCCGTCGAGACGATCTCACCACCTGGCGCGCGGCAATAGACGAGGCCCTCGTCGGCAATGACGGCATTCGGCGCGTCGGCGGTCAGTGTTTCAGCCATGCTGGCTCGGGCTCTCCTTGCTGCTGTACGTAGGCGGTAGGAATCGTTGGTCGATGAAAGAGCGCTGAGTACTCCCAGTCGACTTCGTCGGTCATCAGGTGGGCCCCCTTGGGCCCGAAGGTGGGCAGGGTGCTGACGCGCACCAGGCTGTCATCTGGCAGCGGTGGTGGCGAGGGCTGGCCGGGCACCCGCCGGCGTTTGGGCGGCCGTTTGCCGAAACCCTTGACGGGGACGACGGGCAGGGGTCCGCGCGCCGGGCGGTCGATCAGGCGGACGAACGTCCAACCCTGTTGCGCGAGTCGCACGATCATGCGCTCGAGCGACCACTGCAGTCGCCGCTGCATCAGGTCCGCGGTCGCCTGCGCGGGCAGGCGCACGTGAAACTTCACGGCGTACGCCTGCTGCTCGAGGCCGGGCCTGATGATGACATTCGGCATGCTCAGGAATAGACGACGATGCCCGCGCCGGCCGAGCCGGGCACCAGGAAGATGCCCGACCGAGCCGGGATGTCAATGGGGATGATCCCGACACCCGGCGTGGCGGCCGAGACGTACAGGATCTGGCCGCTGGCCGCGGACGGGTTGTCGTAGATCGTGAGCGAGCCGGTGATCGCCGCGGTCACCACGATTTTGGCGATGCGGCCAGCGCGGGCTTTCACCGCCACGTTCGAGGTCGTGAACGGGGCGTAGTTGGCGCCCTGGAACATGTCGACGTTCGACACGGCGGTCTACTTGGTGCAGAGCAGCTTGACGGCCCAGTTGCTCGAGTTGGTGGTGGCTGCCGCGGCCTCGTCTGCCTCCAGCCGCTCGAACATGCCATAAATGCAGTCCATGCTCACGATCCAGGCGAGGTCGAGCGGGCTGTACCAGGTGTGGGTGGTGGGCTGACGCTGGATCGCTTTGAAGTAGTGCGTCTTGCTCCAGAACGCACCTGTTGCCGCCGGCGCGCTGCCTGCGAGCAACTGCGATTCATAGACGTCGGCGCCGTACATGCGGCCCACCTTGGCCTCTTCCACCGCCGTGCCGTTTTCGGCCTCGCCGATGTACAGCATGTTGGTGAATTTCTCCAGTTTGAGAAAACCGGAGTAGGTGGCAGGCGGGACGACGATGTACCAGGGCCTGGGCGCAGCGTTGTTTCTCAACAATGTGCGGGCCAGGATCAGGTTGTCGTCGGTCAGCTCGGCCGAGCTCGTCCCGCTCGAGTTGGTCGCGGCGGCGAACAGGCTCGCGGCGTCCACGTCCATCTGACGCGCCAGGGCGTACGCGCCGGCGACGGTGGTCTCGGAGCGGATGTCGTACCGGCTCTGGATCTCGGCGATGTCCTCGATCTCTTGCGCGATGGCGCGGTGACCATTGGTCATCGGCAGGACGAATTGTTGCTGCGTCTCGGTGATGGCCTGCGGGGTCAAGGGCGTGCCCGCGGCTTTCGCGTTGGCGGTCAGGTTGTGCCTTGAGGGCAGGTTGATGGTGTTGGCGTGCTGGTCGACCAGCGCGCTTTTGTCGTCGAACAATGCCGCGATCACGACGTCGTACTGGATGGCCCGATTGAGTTCAGGCGACCAGACCTGGTCGATGTAGAGCGCGGCCGTCGTAATCGTGACGTCGGCCAAGGTGGTATGAACCCTCCGGTGGAGGGCTGTTTGAAGTCAGCCCTGATTAGCTGCGACCGCGCTCGGTGTCCTCGCGCATACGGGCCACCATCGCGTCGATCTGCGCGGCCGGTATCTTGCGCGCGTCCTTCGGAGACAGCGTCGCGTATTCCTCGATCGAGATGTTGCCGTCTGAGTGACTGCTGCCATTGGCGCGTTCAGGCGTGGCGCGCGACCCGACCAGGCGACCTCTGAGGCCCTGCAGCTCGGCCTCGAGCCGAGCCACCTGATCCTCACGTGAGCGTTTTCCTAAGTCGAAGGCACGTTTGGCCAGGTCCGCGGCGGACGGGGCGCTGTGCAGGTTCTGGTACTCGTTCTCGCCGACACCCTCGAGGTCGCGCAGCTTGGAAAAATCCTGGGCCATTTCGGTCAGGATCTGCTGCCGCGTGGCCTGCTGAAGCTGTTGCGCCTCACGGTTACCGCCGTACATCTGGGCGAGCTCGCGCCGGGCCCGATCCACGGTTGCCCAGTCATTCGAGCCCAGGTCGCGGAACAGACTGTCCACGCGTTGCGTGGCTTCGCGCTGGGTTTGCTCGTATTGCTGCTGCTGTGCGCGCTGGGCCTGCTCCCGTTCGTGCTTGGCTTGACCTTCTGCCAACCCACGCTGGTACGCCTCGTCGGCAGCTCGTCGGCGGGTCCCCCGCGTCTCACCCTGTTGGGGTGATTCGACGGTTCCAGCGCCTTTATCAACGGGCGGCGGTTCGGAGACGGTCGCTTCGTCAGGTTCCGGTGCGTCGTCGGCGGGTGGTGCGGGCGTGGTCTCAGGGGGTCGCAGGCTCTCGGGGTAGATCGATTGATCGGGACCGAGAGCGATGGTGACCTGGGACTCGCCGTCCGGACTCGTCGGGGCAGGTGCGCCTGGCTCAGCGTCTGGCATTTCTCAGACGCCCTCAGTGTACTACCGATCTCCCTGGCGTTCCTGTTCGGTGACGTAGCGCCGCAGGGCGTAGACCACCAGCGAGGAAAACGAGCGGTCCTCGTCCTGGGCAACGCCCAGCGCGCGCTTCCTGAGGCTGGCAGGAAAGCGGATAGTGATGGATACGGTGTCTTCCTGCGGCTCGTCGGTGTCCGGTCGTCGGCGTGGCATCTGTGTGGTCGTCATGGTAACCATTCTACATCAACCCCTGCCCTATCTGGTATCTAAATGGTTGCACCTACAACCGCTACGGTGTAAACTGTAGTCACAATGAACATCACCCTCTCGACTGACAACCCGCGCAGCCTGAAGGCGCTGCAGCTCACCGCCAACGCCGCCGGCTGGCTGGTCCTCGACGGTGGAGGCTTCGGTATCCCCAGCCAGCGCCTCGACGGCGCTTTCTACGCCGCCGACGCCACCACCTGCACCTGCCCGGACGCGAAATACCACCGCTCCGAGCCCTGCAAGCACGTCCTGGCCGTTCGCCTTTTCGCCGTCCTGCAGGCCGCGGTCTCACAGCCCGAGCCGCGCCGCCTCAAGGCAGTCGCGTGACCTTCAACATGGATGACGCCTTCGCCCGCTTGAAGAAGCAGGAGGCTTGCCCGAAGCATGTATGGGGCAAACCCAAGCATGATGTGCCGACCAATCCGGGCATGCTCAAGATTTATGGCGAGACATGGAACGTCCGATGCCGACGTTGCGGACGCATTACCGGACGGCGCAGTCTCGAACAACTGCACGCAGAGGTGCTCGACGTATAGTCCGAGCACAGAAAAAGGCTCCCGCACTGCGTAAACAGCCGGGAGCAGGCACCGAAGGAGGTTCTTCCGGATGCAAACTCAGTCTAAATCCTGGCCCCTGGTCCTCGCGATCCTGATCGCTTCAGCGATGGTCTGCGCGACCCTGCTCGCGCTCAATCTGCACTCCACCTACCGGATTCAGGGCATGGGCGGCGACACCTACGTCCGCCTGCTGAGCAGCGGCTGCACGGTGGTTACGACGCCTGAGGGCGGTCAGGTCGCCATGACCTGCCCGCTCTGGGTCAACCCCTAGCTCCCCAGTAGCGACTGAATGAGCGCCTGGTGCTGCGCCAGACGCGCTGACGCACCTGGGTCGGTGTACTGATTGCCGAGGATGTCGGGCCCATAGCCCACCACCGGCGCCAGCACCCCCGTCGACTGCATACGGCCCTGGGCCGCGCCAGGCGTGCGCACGATGTCGCCCAGCACCATCCGGCCAGCAGCAGACGACGCAGCCGAATCGATCCGCTCGAGCGCCGCACGCTGCGCGTAGGGCTGCATCTGTTGAAACTGCGGCGACGCCACCAGCGGCGCGGCTGACCGTTCCAGGATCTGACCGCGATACTGCTCGAAGGCGCGCTGCTCCTCGGGCCGCAATCGCAATTCCGCGGCTGGGCCATAGGGAATCGTCGCTGGCGGCCCGGACGGCGCCACCCCCAGACGCTGCATCGCCTCGAGCAGCGGCGTCTGCTGACCCGCGGCGGTGCGCACCGGCAGCAACTCCCCCAGGCCTTGCAACGGGTTGCTGATGGGGCGCCCGAGCACGTCCTGGCGCGCGGGCAGGCCCTCCCGCAGCCCAGGAATGTTCTGAGCAACGTGCTCGAGGACACTCTGCGGCAGCTCCTGCAGCGTGCGCGGCGTCAGCGTCTGCCGTTGCGTCGGGTCGGTCATCTCCGCCACCGACCGCACCGTGCCCGAGGCGGGGACCATGCCACCCAGGACTTTCGAGGCGACATCGCCCGCGGCGCTCATGCCAGCACCGGACGCATTCGAGCTCGAGCCAACCGCGTCGTACAGATCGGCCAGGGTCCGCATCGGCGTCGCGGAGGCCACCTGACGCCCAATCTCAGACACCAGTTGCCAGGCCGCGGCGGTGAGCGGTTCTTCAATGCCATACGCCTGTGGACCGGCCGTCTGTTTGGTCGCCAGGGCTTTCGTGTAAGCCTGGTACGCATCCGCATAGGCCCCGGCGGTCATCAGCGGACCGCGCAGTTGCGGCGGCAGCTTCTGCCAACTGTGGTAGGCCCCGTCGGGTCCGATGAAGCTATTCGGCTGATTGCCGTTCGCCAGCCACGCCTGATGCTGGCCGGGGTCGGTCGGTCCATCGCCGGTGACCTGGCCGGCCAGGGCCTTGTTGGCCAGCCACATGCTGGCAACCGTGCCGATGATGTTGTTGGTCAGCCGCTCGGTGAGCGGCCCAACAGCCGTGCCCGTCGGCGTGCTGCCCAGGCCCGCGGCGTACGGGCCTTTTCCAGCCAGACCTCGGGCGACGTCGAAGCCCGTGCCGACCAGACCCAGCGGCGACGCCTCGACCATGCGGCTGCCGAGGGCCATGCCCATGCGATACACCGGGAACAACGCATCGCCGATCGGACCAGCGCGATTCACGAAGTTGCCGAACGCACTGGCCAGCGTGCCGAGATCGCCACGGCCCGCCGTCCGATCACCCACTGCCTGCGCCCGCGCGACGACGTCCGCCGGTAGCCGCCCGAGCTCAGTGGAGAAATTGCCCTTCCAGCCCGGACTGAAGATGGTATTGCCGGCGGCATCACCCGCCGCGGCGCCCTGCTCCATCGCCTGTATGAGCTCCGAGGTCGCGTTCTGGAAGGCGCCGTGCAGCGCACCCATCCCCTCGATCAGATTGGCTATGACTCTCGGCGCACCGCCGCCAGCCCGCGCCGAGAGCGACGTGGGACGTGACAGCGAATCGCTCAGGCCGGCCAGGAAGTGATCGCCCCAGTCGGCGATGCCGGACATGGCCCCCAGCGTGCGGCCAGCCATACGCCCCGGTGAGAGGGACACGAGATCCCGCACGTACCCCGCGCCCGCGCTCAGGATGGGACTGAGCGTCGCGTTGGAGGCCACATCGGCCATCGTGTTGAGACCGCCAATAACGCCGCCCTTGTACGCGCCCTGAAGCCAGTCGCCGGCGCTGATACCACCGGGGGCCGATCGCGCCAGCCGCGCGGCCTGTCCGGCACCCGCAACGCCGGCGAAGCCAGCGCCAGCGCCGAGAGCGGTGCGCAGCGCACGTTCCTGGGGCGAGGCGTCATCGGGCGAAGTCTCGTAACCGGCCAGGCCACCGGCTGCCGCGCCACCCAGGTGCAAACCGAACGCAGCCGATGCCTGGCCGCCCTGCGTGCCGCTGATCGCGTTGCGGACCTTGTCGAGCGAGTCCGGGAAGATGATGTTGAC